TTTTAAGCTTTGAGTTGTTTTTTAATTTTATGCATCAAATGTTCTTTAACAGCAATTCTTAAAAAGAATTCGTTTTTAGGTAAATTTACCCATTTAGAACCAGTTTCTTTGGTGAATTTAGAGAGTAATTTTGACAAATCATATTTGTCCATTACGTGTTTTTCAATATATTTGACTTTTTCTTCAGCAATTTTATCGGTATCCTTTGCGATATTTTTTGGATTATATTCTGATAAATCTTTAATTAAACTAACTTTTCCATCACGATAAACAAAGTAATTCAGAATATCATTTATTTCATCTAACAGCCATTTATCCCGAATTAAATCGAAATAATAATTAACCATCTTTTCGCGTACAGATAGGTTATCATCAATAGTTTCATAAAAACTAATTAATGGTTTGCTATAATCTAAATTGATAGTTAAGGGTGGTATGGGAACTGTCATAGGAAAAATACTAGACAAAATTACCTCTGAAGAAACTAGAACATCTGACGCAGGATCACTTATAATAAAAGTACTGCTTGGTGTATAAAGAGAACTTGTAGGGGTAAATATAATTGACATATCTATATGTATATATCATATTTTATTTTAAAAGTTCATTAATTTTTTCTTCTATATATTTGATGTAATATTTTTTAATAGCTTCATTATGATTTTGTATCTTATCCCAATTTTTTCTATTAATATCAAGATAAGAAGTTAAAACACTGTAAATAATATCAGAAGTATTAAATTGTTCGTTTAAAAAATTCATTCTTTCAATCTTATTATCATTTATTTTATCATTATTCTTTTTAAAATATATATTTTTACCATCAACATAAATATATTTATACAGCTTTTGATAAAATTTATTAATCCATACTTTCTTAAATACATGGCTATAAAATTGTATTATTTGTTCATCGATAATATCTATTTTAAGTCCATATAATTTCCACGAACATTCCATAACTCGCAATTTTGTATTCACCGGATCGTTATTATTAGCTATCCAATCAATTGTTTCATCAAAAGAAAAAATATCATAATACGTTTTTAAAAAATATTCACAATTAAAATGTACTATTGGAACAACATAATTTAAACTAATTTGTTCTACATCTTTCTTATCTATTGGATTATCACAGTTATCAAAATGTTCAATTTTTCCATTATTATTCCATGGTAATACAGAACAAGATGGCTTATCAGCTTCACCCATAACAAGTGTTAATGGATTAATCAATACTGTATTTTCGGGAAAACATGGACCAATACATTGTTGTTTATGTGTTCCCATGGGGAATTTATTAATCTCATTAATATTCATATATATGTTATATATATACTTAGTAGATATTAAATAATCAAAATATTTAACTTATATCAAGTAGATCATTATCATTTATTGTATTAAGGAAATGTATCTTTTTATTAAGATGGTTACAAATATTCTCTTCTAATGTATCAGCACATGTAATAACACGTTGTAATGCTGGAGTCTTCGAACCAGCACGGTGAATCCGTCCAAATATTTGGAGTAAATTCTGACTAGAATAATTAGGAGATATTAGTGAAACACGGGGTACACCAAAAATGTCGTGTAAACCGATACCTTCAACAATAGTTGCGCTAACGATAATAATATTCGACTCGTTGTTTTGAAATCTATCAATATTTTTCTGTCGTTGTTGATCAGTTTGATCGCCATAAATTATACAATTAGTTTTGAGTCTCTTACTCAATTCATGAATTGTATCTATAAAATTAACAAAAATGGCAACATTAAAACCATTTTCATTATAATCTTTCGCCAATTCTTCAAAAATTGGAATTTTAGTTTTTTCAATTAACTGTCTTTCTCTTAATGTTTTAGTTAAATCATTAGCAGTTTTGATATTAATTAATGCTTCATTAATTTTATCTCTTTCACTTTCTTCAATATAATAGTTTTCAACACTAATCTGATTTTCAGGGAATTTACCTTTAAGATCTTCAATACGCATTCTTGATCCTTTGTCTGGATATAAGAATCTATTTAAAGCACTAATATAATTTTCTTTTGATCCTATATGCATTTTATCCTCAAATAACATTCCATTAATCCAATTTTTTGCTTGATTTATTTTCTTATAACATCCCAACATATAGCCAAAAATCTGGAAGTTATTAGGTTTATCTGATAAGGTAGCGCTTAACATTAATACACGACGTTGATTCTTTGTCGATAACAATAGTTTTGCGTTTTGTGTTTTTTGATTTTTGCACTTATGTACTTCATCAAAAATAATTAAAGCATAACCTGGTAAATTCCATTGAAAATCTAATTTCTTACCATCTTCTACTACTTTAACAAAATTGCAATTAACCCTTTCACCTGTTTTATTATAATATTTACCATTTTTAATGGATTCGTAATTAACAATACCTAACGGTCTAACACCAAATATTTTACATACATGATTCCACTGAGGCATAACTGTTTTTGGGCAAATAATAAAAGGACGTAGGTTAAGTTGAAGACAAAGCCCAATGCTAGTGTACGTTTTTCCTAAACCAACACTGCTTGTATCAAGGATCACATTATTATACCTTATAGCTGTCATCAAGTTAAAAATATGCAAAAACTGATAATCATATAATTTATTTGCTACTTCATTCTTTAGATTGATATTAGCAAAAAAGTTATCCGTTTCGTATTTAAACATATGATCTATCCGTTTATTTAGCTTATCATAATCCATTACTAATAATATATATACGTATATATTATTTATGTACTTTAATATTCCCATAAATTAATTACATCAAATTTTATTTTTTTCATTCATTAATTTAACATGTTTTGCTAATCGTTTATGACGATTTAACGTACCTTTATAAATTTTACAACCACATTCGCATTCTATTTTATCTTTATCATTAACAGTATTATTAATAATATCAAGATGTTTTTTTGTTCGTTTGTGACGACTCATACAATTTCTATTAACTTTCATACCACATTCACATAAAATTTTTTCGTTATTTTTTGCGAGTTTTTTTTTATATTGTTCATTATTTTGAGATAGAAGTTTTCTACGTCTTTCATTTATATTATCTTTATTTTTCTCAAGATATTGTTTGCGTTTTATTTTTTCAAATTGTTTCTTAGTTTCGTCTATTATAATATTTTCATTAACTGCTTTACGATGTTTCTGTGTTCTTTTGTGATTCGCAAGATTACCTCTTCGTATTTCGCTATCACATTCACATTTTACTATCTCAGATTCGCGTTGTTTAATTTTTTCTTTGTTTTTCTCATAATATTCTTTAGCTTTGACTAGTATCTTACCTTTGTGTTTTTCATATTTTGTTTTATCTTGTTGTTTTGTTTTTTCTGGATTATTTTTACGATAAAATTTTTGATTCAAATTACGTTGTTCTTTATTTTTTGCATGACGCTTTCTATCTCTTGCGCGAATTATTTCACAATTATCATTAAAAAATTCTGCACGTGTTCTTCCTGTCACATATCTATTAACACAGTCAAGTTGTTTAATCCAATATCCTTCTCTTATATGTAATTCCTCTTCTGAATTACAAGGAAAATTTTCTACAAGGACTATCTCACAATCATCATATTGTACAATTTCAAAACTTGTAAAATAATGATTTTTATTATTTTGATAACTTTTATAAGAACTCTTGTGTCCAACTAACCTGGTACTTAATTGTTTAAGCGCAGTGCTACCAACATAACATTTTATCATCTGAGAACTAATTATTTTATATATTTTTCCATTTTGATAATCAACTGGTTTTCTTATATATTTATTTTTCGTTGATGCATTTTGTTTATTAACAATATTTGTTGTTTTATCAATCCAATCTTGTTCTCTTATTAATAACTCTTTTTTATTATTGCAAGAATAATTTTCTAATAAAATAATTTCACAATCTTCATATTGTACTACTTCAAAAGATGCTGTAAATGATTCACTATTTAATTTATATTTTTTATATTTACTTTGATGTTGTTTTAATCTATCTATTAGTTTTGATACACATGTAGAACCAATATATACTTTCTCAGTTTGGCATGACATAATTTTATATATTTTTCCCTGTTGATATTTATTAATAACCATTATACATTAAATATATAAATTAATTTTTAAGTATTTTACGAAATAAAAAAAATCTATATTATTCTATAAAATAAAACATTTAAATATATAATAATATAATATACATAATGGACGATCTACTTGATTGCAAATATATATGCAAAGAATGCGAATTCAAATGCAAATATAATTCTGCATGGAAAAAACATATAGATACAGAATTACATAAAACGGGAAAAAGAAAAGTAAGAGATGATTTCAAGGGAATATGTAAATGTAATAAATGTGATTACAAAACTAGAAATCAAACTACATTTAAACAACATTTATTAAATGAGCATTCTAATATATTAGAAAGAGAACAACAATTTAAATACTATTGCAAACAGTGTGATTATGGTACATTTTCAATAGATTTATACAATAAACATAATAATACGAACAAACATAAAAAATATATACAACGACATATATAGTATACCCAGCAATTTTATTGACGAAGGGAAACAAATTTTATTCTTCATCTAGATTATAAAGATGGAATATGAATTCGTAACTGATGGTTTCAAAGCGGAAATAAATAATAATGTAATGAAATCAGTATTTCCTAATTTACAAAATAACCATAGGGAGATATTGTTTAATTATTTAATAAATGTTATTGATATAATTGCCATTAAATTTAATTTTAATTTACAATTAAAAGATGTATATGAACAACAATTTAGACAAAATAATTATAAAGATACAATTGGTCTATTATTCATGTTGTTGCCATATATTGACGATACATCAGGTGACAAAAAGAAAAAGTTAGTATCATTAGATGAATTATATATTAAAAAGAAAGATGATGTTCTTTATGATATTAATAAGGAATCTCCAAAATATGAATATACAAACTTACAATACGGGAGATGTCAAAGGTTTAATAATGGTAATGAAATTAGGGCTCAAGAAATAAAATTTTCAGAAGAGCATTTACGGCACAATTATTATTTGTTGTTAGACACAATTAAAACAGTTGCTAATAAATTATACGTTAATTGGATTAATATCAAACCGGTTAATCCTAATGATGTTGAGACTTTGGATATGTACACAATCACTAATAACCAAATAACATCAAACACAATAACGACATGGGATCCTGTTACAGATAATAAAAACGGACATAATAATCAGGGTATGGATGTTTCGGAAATGTATAACATCATTGTTAATTATTTATACTATCCAATAAAAGGAATTAAGTGGACTATTTATGAACTATATATTGATAATAAGGGATTTAAATATCTTAATATACTGAATGAATTAATTAATATTGATCATTGTGTTAATAATATTTCATGGAATCAACTTCAGGAAGATAAAAGAGAGTTATTCAAAACACAATGGAAACAATGGTTAGGTTTATTATTACAAAATCAAGGAAGTAAAAATATACCAGCTAATAAATTAATTGAGATGATGTATATATTAATTACATTTTTTGATAGTAATTATAGAAAGATAACAAATGATAATTACATCAGATTACCTCGAAAAAATCAAATAGGAGAAGACGATTCAGAAGAAGATATTCTGATAGACGATGATGCTATTAAAACTTCAGCTAAAAGTTTATATGATTATCCTGAATATATTTATGAGTTTATCAGAGAATCGTTGACTGGTTTAAAAAATACATGGTATTGCCAATATTACATTCAATATAATAACAATACTCAAAAGTATGAATTGGAAAAAGAAGAGTCGACTATAGCAATTGACAATACTATTATATCTGCGAAGAACATATATAATTATGCTAAATCATTGACTATCTATGAAAGTAGTAGCAAACAAAAGGTGAAAAAATTACCAAAACAATGGAAATCATTATCGTCATCTGACAAGCAATTAGTCCTGAATCGGTTGAATAGAACAATAGATGGATGGTTTAACATTCAAGGATATTTAACTAGGATTGTTGGTTTAAGTAGATATAATGCGCAACAAATAAATAAAGAGATTCACAATGAAATCCAAAATTCACTTGCATATATACTATATCATGTATTAGCAAGTTACGGATTATTAAGCGTCTTTACACCATCTCCTAAATTAACTGATTATACATTATTACCATCCAATACAAATGAAAGGAATAACGAGATACAAAGATTGGTGGGAAAAGAGATAAGAAATAGTGATATATATAAAAATTCATATTATTTTATCAATAATAAGAAATACGATGAATTAGATTTAACAATACAACAAAAAGATCTAACTGTTAAAACTATGAAGTATTTAGAAGCGATTGGCGATACAACAATTAGAATTGGTAATTGGATTCAAACATATGCTATGGATTGGATTTCCCAAATCTCATTTTTTCATCATTATTTGAATAATAGGATTATTTACATTACTGGCGGAACAGGTGTTGGTAAATCAACACAAACACCTAAATTATTACTGTATGCTCTCAAGATGATTGATTATAAAATCAATGGTTCTATTGTTTGTACACAACCCAGAATTCCCCCAACTGTTCAAAATACTAAAACAATTTCTAGTCAAATGGGTATACCAATAGAAATATATGATCACATCACTAAAACAAATATTAGATCTGATAATTATTATATTCAATACAAATATAAAGAAAAAGGTCACGATATTGCTCAACCTGGATTAACTCTTAAATTCATGACTGATGGTTTATTAGATGCACAATTACAAAATCCAATATTAAAAAGACTAAAAGATAATAAATACACTGAACATAATATTTATGATATTGTTATAGTTGATGAAGCCCATGAACACAATATGAATATGGATATGATTTTAACAAAAATGAAGTATGCTACTTATTTCAATAATGAACTTAAATTAGTTATTATTAGTGCAACAATGGATGACGATGAACCAACATATCGAAGATATTATAGAGATGTCAATGATAATAAAATGTTTCCATTAAATCTATCATTAGAAGAACATAAACTTGATAGAATTAATGTTGATAGACGAATGCACATTTCACCACCAGGAGAGACAACTCAATATAAAATTGAAGAAGTATATGAGCCAAATAATGATCCTATCGACAAAGTAATTAATATTATTAATACAACAACTGATGGAGATATTTTATTATTCCAACCTGGTATAAAAGATATTTCAGAAAGTGTTACTCTAATCAATGCAAGGACACCTGCTCATGTAATTGCAATTCCGTATTATAGTGAAATGGGAGATAAAAAAAGAGAATTTGTTGATAATATTAGTAATAATAAGAATAAAATTACTATTCCAAAAAATATTTCATTTAGTGAAGATATTGACGATCCAATAATTAAAAAGGTTCCAATGGGAACATATAAACGTGTGATTGTTGTTGCTACGAATATTGCGGAGGCTTCTATTACAATTGATACTCTAAAATATGTAGTCGACACTGGATTTCAAAAAACAGGTATATATGATTATAAATTACGTACCGAACGACTTGACAAGGGAAGTATTTCTGAATCAAGTCGTTTACAAAGAAGAGGTCGTGTTGGCCGTGTTGCAAATGGCACAGTATATTATATGTATCAAAAAGGAAGTATGGAGAAAAATAAAAAACAATATAGTATATCAATTATTAATTTTAGTGATAAATTATTTGAACTATTGTATGAAGATCCAAACGAAAAGGTAATATTCGATAAAAACAATGATCCTAATATTAATATTGTAAACAAATATGAACAAGGATTGGATGCAATGATACAAAAACAATATATGACTCAAAATGGTTTTTATAGTTATTATGGAATTGACTCACATTATGATTATGATAACAACTCTATTCCATATGATTATTATCAATCGGGATTAGATAAAGAAACATTGGACGACGAAACTGGTTCTTTTTATATTATTCATCCAAATGAATTATGTTTAAAGAGAAATATACGTGGAGAAATTATTGATATCGAAAATGATTGTAGATCAGACTTTACGATCGAAACAACAAAATATATATCAGCGAAAATAATAACAGCCTGGAATGTATTGGAAGAAAATTTATTAGTATTTACCAACAAAAATATTGCATATAAAACCCAATTTGGTTCTAAGATTATGTATCTCAAACAAAAAATAACAAGATTAACAATAAATCAAATTATTAGTATTGTTTATAGTCGTGTTTATCAATGTTACAATGATATGCTTAAACTAATCGCCATGCACATGACTGTACAATCAGCGAAAGAATTAATCAAAGGAACAATGATTAACGGTAAATACAGAATACAATTTGATAATGCAATAAATTTATATGGAAATTGTGAAGGGGATTCGTTTGCTATTCTTCAAATATGTAATGACTTTCTGAGTTATTTATCCAAATTCTATATATCATCAACCGATGAAATAAAAATAAAATCAGAAGTTGAAAAACAGAAACAGTTTTTCTTGAATAAAGAATATGATAAATTAGATTCAAAGACTTTAGATAATTTTATTCAATTACGAAATACAAATAGATTAACTGTTAGTAAATCATTATCAAATTTAGAAACTAATAAAATGATATCAAGTAATACTTATCTAATTACTTATCTTGGACAAATAAAAGACATTAAATATGAATCTATGATTAAACAATGGTGTGATAAGAGATATTTGAACTATGATATAATAATTCGATTCTTAGAAACATATATGTCATTACTAAATGAAATGAAGAAATACGAACGAAATTTATACGAAGAAGATTTTGAAATTGTTCATGACAATTATACTGACTTAAATTGGTTTGACACTCATACACCAAAAATAATTAATTTTAGCGAGATTAGTGAAATTGATAGAGTTAAAATAGCATTAATGTATGGATATAATTATAATTTATCATTCAATCTATCGATTATAAATAATAATTATTATTATCTTAATATTTTTAATCCAAATTTTGATACTGTCTATAAAATAAATAAACTATTTCCGTCTAAAGGTATTGCTAGAGGTCGTATCGCAAACAACACATTCTTAGATTATGCATGTATGAAATCAACTATATTATATATTTCTAAGACCGAAGATAAAGAAAGTGGAGATATAGAAATGACATTCATAGAAAATATTCCGATTAATTTTATTGCAAAATTATTCCCATATATTATTAAAAAGGACAGGTATAATCTCACGATGCATGAACAATATACTAAAGAATTTATCAATACGCTTATTATTCAAAAATCTGGGAATGATATTTATCATAATTTAATAAATAAATATATCAAAACTATTGAAAATATTAGATATCACTTGTTTAATAATGTGGATAAAAGCGCATATGATAAATTACCAGTTATTGATGATCGTCAACAAATAAAACAAATGATCATACAAACTAATTCAGTTCAAACAGGTGGCAAATATTCATTTAATGAAATACCTCATGTTGTTATTAATAATTATGTACGCGATTTAGTCTATATTCTAAATAAAAAAATTGAATTATAAAATGTAAGCTATGTTAAAACTAATATATTTATTATCTTACCATGTCAGACGACGAGGGTCACGAGGAGAAAAAGGTTGCTTATTCAAAGATTGGTAACCTTGAGCCTGTAAAACGTGCATTCTGCAACAAGGAATTTGATTCATTTGAATCACTGGTTCAAACACAGAATTTCAAACTCTACAGCGCAGATTATATTGATTCATCCGAATTTGATGGACGTCCGGAATTCATTCTAGTCAATAAAAATAAAGGGTTTGTTCAATCGATGGATGAATTCCGTTCTTATTTCTACATTGCATTTTGTTGTTATAAGAAAGATGGCAAAGTCACTTTTAAAAGTTATTGGATTGTCAATACAAATGATCCTCTTGACAAAGTTCTTGGAAGCGATGCCGAAGGATTTAAGTTTGAACAAATGTCAGATGTCAAAGAATTTGTTAATACTTTCAAAACGGGCGGAGTTGAAAATGCTATTTCACTAGCTTATCTTCACTAATTATTTTATTAAAAAATTGATTATTATTATAAATATTTACTGTTTTATATCAATTAATTATCTAATTTAACGATATGGAAAGTATCGGTTTTTTACAAGCATTTGCAAATAGTAATGAATTGATATATCCGAAAGTTAATACATCAACTACAACACAATATATTAGTATTGGCAATCTGTTTGAAATTAACAACAGGGTTTATGTTTTGTCATGTAATCATTGTATCAAACATACAATGAAACAAAACTTTATTATTAATGATAAGAATTTTCAATGTACGTTAAAATTCTTTTCGGATGAATTAGAATTGGCTTTATTAGAAATACATAATCTAAATACAAAATATACGCTATTAACAATAGCAGATTTAGAAATGGAAATTAATACAAAAGTGAAAAATGTTTTGATTAACACATTAGACATTGAAGATTACTTGGAACATAAACCGGCAAAACAAATTACTATTGAATGTTCAAAATATCGCACAGAATATAAGAAATTAGAAAGTTTAAACATGCCAGAATTACCAGTTATAACAATGGAAATAAACAATGATATTAAAATTGATATGCATGGTATAAGTGGTTCACTTGTGTATTACGATAATAAAATTATAGGGATTGTTAGTAAGAATATTGATAATAAGTTAAGTGTTATCCCCGGTAGAAATATTTATCGATTCTTGACTGAAATAATTAAAACGAATGAATTTAATGGACTGTGTACAATTATCGGAGATATTTCTATTGTAAATTTTGAGACAGATGAAGGTAAATCTGTAAATGGATTACAGGTTGATGATACATTAAACATTAATTATAATGATTTTGAGTACAAAGAAAAGAATACAAAATGTCTTAATCTGAAAACAAATGATGTTATTTTTAAGATTGATAGTAAAAACATTACCGATAACGGTTATATATTCGATGATAAATTGCAGTCATATATTGACTATAGGACATTTATTTCATTAAATTATATATGTGGAGATGAGATTTCATTGCGCATAATGAGATGTACAGATATTAAAAATAACGATTATAAAGAAAAAAGTATAGTATTGCGCGCAAGACCTTTAAATTCATTAAAATATATTCCACTTATTTCAAAAAATAATATTTTTGAATATCATGGATTAGTATTTGGTGAGATAAGTGAAAATATTATTAACGATTATATTGATGTTGGTATACATTTAGGATATTCGTTAAAAGATTACTATATAAACAAACCATATAGAAATGATCAAATACAAATAGTTGTATTATTAGATATTGATAAAAATATTCATAAATATTTAATAGATAAAATAAATTTGAATGGCTTACCATTATTACATATTAAAGATAAAGAATACGGAATTCCTATTATTAAAAAAATTAACAAGCACAAAATTACGTCGTTAGAAAAAATGAAAAACATATTATCTAAACAACCCAAAAATATAATATATTTAGATATTGATGATATAAAAAAAATAAAGATACAAATTGAAAATAATCAGATAATAGATATACAATAATTAAAATTAATTTATCTACAATACATATATATAACTTTCATATGAAACCAGAAATATGGGGTCCTGCTACATGGACATTATTACATAGTATAACACTTGAATATCCCGAAAGTCCAACCACAGAAGATAAGGAAAATATTAAAAATTTCATTAATTGTTTTGGAAAAGTCTTACCGTGTGAAAAATGCAGAATAAATTTTAAATCACATATCGAAGAAATACCTTTAAATGATGATGTATTAAATTCTAGAAAGAACTTGATTAAATGGATGATAGATGTACATAATTCAGTTAATAAGATGAATGGTAAGAAAGAATTAACATATCACGATGCTTTAAAAAATATATTAGTCGCGTATAATAATAATAATAATAATAATAATTCGTCAACTAATAAAAATATTGTAATTGTTATATTGACAATAATAATTATAATATTAGTTATTGCATTATTTTACAAAAACTACCAATAGTAATGATCACTAGAGAATTCACGTCTGTTTAAGAAGTTTTGATAGTTCTTTGATAATTAGTTCATATTGTTTTTCAGTATAATGATCATTTAACCAATCATTAATTGTTATTCCGGCAGCTTTAAAAATTTTATCTCTGATATCTGTTATATTAATGGAATAATTTCTTATCATATGCCTAAAAGAAATATTTTTAAATTTGATTTCTTTTAATAATTTATTTACCAATGATTTTCGATTAATATCGGGATACTTCATTCGCATATCTGTATACCATAATGACCATAATGCACAAAATCCACTCGGATCTCCTATTTTAGATGTTTTTTCTTCATATATATCAAAATACTGAAAACCTATTTTAGGTAAAAAGTTATCTGGAGAAATATATTTAATATTTGGATCTATTTCAGTGAACTTAAAAGATAAAATATTGTCTAATAATTTTTGATTATAATTGAATTTATAAGGTGATTCTGATCCATATGGTTCAAATCGTTCCATCTCGTATGTTTTTTTATCAAATATTAAATAATTAGCATGACTACCACGTTCGATTTCTATTCCTAATGGAATAATAATAAATCTAATATTGTTATTATCAATACATTTTCTAAAATTATTTGCAAAATTATCAGAAAAAAAGAGTTTTTTATGTACCCAAACAATTTCAAAATTCAAGAATTCGCATTTATTAGTAGTTCTCATGCCTAAACTTAAAAAATAATTACACATATCATTATTTGTCTTAAAATTAGGTTCTATTGTTGAGCATGCATATTTGTGTTTGCTTAATAAATAAATAACACCAATTAATATTTCTAGAGTTTCGCCAGTAAATGTACATACTTCTACATTTGTCAAGTTATCTATATCAATACATTGTTTAAATTTTTTCTGTGGGTATGAGGTATACCCACATTTCTGGTCATTATTTTTATAAATTTCTTGTATCTTATGTAAAATAATTGTATGACATATATCTTTTTTATTATCAGAATCCTTATGTGTTTTACTAATATATTTTTTAACAATTTGCAATTGTTCATCATTTAGTTTTTCATAAAATAATTCTTTATTGCATATATTTTCCCAATTTTCTTTCCAAATAAAATTACTATTTCGTAAAATATATAAATAACTCTTGACAGTCATTTCCATAAATTCATCTAAATCATTCTTATTAATATAGTCAACTGGCCGTTTATGATCAGAATTACTCACAAAAATGTTTAATTTTTTTTTAATTAGAATATTTTTATAAGTTTTCCAAAGATCTTTTTGACATATAAAATGTAAAGGGGTATTACCTACATTATTTTGAAAATTTAAATTACTTTGATCAATTAAAAATTTAGTAATTTCATTTTCATATATGTTATCTTTTTCTAATAATAAATGTATTGGCAGATTTCCATCAATATTGTGTAAATTAACATTTGGTTTACTTTTAATTAACTCATATGTAATTTCATTAAAATCATCTATAATTGAATAAGATATAGCTGTATTGCCTATAAAATCCTGAAGATTGGTATTGATTTTATTATTCATTAGTAATTTAACACTATCAATATTATTCCTATTAACAGCGTAAATCAATGCAGTCATATTTGTTTTATTTTCTCTAATGTTAATATCTATACCATTGTCAATTAATAATTGTATGATACTGATAAATTTTAAATTACATGCAATATGTAATGCAGTTTCTCCTATATTATTTATGGCATTAATGTGAATATCTTTACTTAATATTTTTTTACAACTATCATATTCTTTACTTTTAACTGCTAAGTGTAATGCATTATTTCCGTTTTTATCCTGATAATTAACATTTGAATTTGCATTTAATAAAATATCGATTGCGTAATTATTTGTAAATTGAATTGCATAATGTAATGGTATTTTTTCATCTATATCAGTAATATCAACAATAGATATACCAATACTATGTTTGTCATGTTCTATTAACAATTTAATAATTTCATTATAATTATATTTAATTGGTAAATAAAGTATTGATTTTCCTTCTTGATCCCTAATATCAATACGACATTCTTTATCAAGTAATAATTTAATAATTTCAATATTATTCTTTACAATTGCATATGTAATTAAATAATTATTGCTATTATCTCTTACGTTAATGTCAAATATTTCTTTTGTATGAATAAGTTCTTTGAACATTTTAAAATTATCATTTCGTATTAATTCAAAAAGAATCTTATCATTCTCCATTTATATTATTATAATATTTAATAATTTTATTCATGACAAAAATATATGTCAGAGTAATTAGTTTTTGGCGTTCTGTATGGTAAGGTCTAATTAATTTAATTGTTTCCTCATATGATAAAAATTTTATATCACCTATTTCACATATTTGATTTTTATTTGCATGATCTATACATGGAGTTAAATCGGTAAGAGCAATACCAATATAGTAAATATGTCTATAATTGATACCATTTGTGCCAATAAACGTTTCTTCTATCGGTTCAAAATTATCAAGTATGGTAAAATTATCAGATGTTATATTAGACTCTTCCATAAATTCACGAATCGCGCATTCCTTGTCATTTTCCTTTAAATTACGTCTTCCCTTCGGAAATCCCCATTCTGAATAATTCCAGGTTGGAATTACATTATCCACATAAAATTTGAGACTGAGATATTTATTATTTTCATCTTTTAATTTATCAAATTTTTCTTTTGATGAATTATATTCGTTTTGATAATTTAATTTATTTTTATCACCCCAAACTTCATCCCATAATTCATCAAATGATTTTGTTTTAATTTTACTAATTTCATCTGGTATCATTTGTTTAAATAGAAATGCGATACCATCTACGTTTTCAATACTATAACGTCCTCTTATAAATTCTAAAAATCCTAATGTATGTTTTCTTTGTATCAATAAAAATTTAATTGAATTTTTGAGCATACAAAATATTTCGACATCTCCAGTTCCTTCAATATTAATACCCAAGTTTGAATTATTTATAATCGTCCCATCGCATAATTTTAGATATTCTATAATTTTATCCTTATCTGTATTCATATTTTCAAATTGCAATAATACTACCCCATAACTTGTTACGGGTATGTCACAATTCTTTGACAAATGACCATCTTTACCACAATTTATACAATAAAAATTTTTCCTCTGCATATTCTAAAATAATATTTATAATATGAAGATAATTTTAAGTGGTTTAAATTTCAATTTTAACGGTTTAAAAAAATTAATCTACTGGAGTAGTTTCATTATCAGTCGAAGTTGGAGCAGATGATATATACTCTTCATATTTGATCAATTTATCAGAATCTTTATATGTATCATTATAATAATTTTTCTTGTCATCTTCTGATGCAATATCATCCATAAAACCAATTGCTTTAATCTTTTCGTCTCCATCATAAAATTGTATATTTGAAAGAGTGACTTTAATAAAATCATGTGGTTGAATAATATCCGAATTATTATCTTTTTTATATCTGATATTATTGTTAATATCTTTATAGAATACATTATTGTTAAACCGATCATTCGGGATAATAATAAAAACAGGACCATTAATTGCTGTAATGAGTAACTTATTAACACGTTCTATTTCGCATATAATCTGCGTATTTTTGAGTGGTAAACAGATACGGCACGAAAAATCAAGTACAAATGACGCCGAAGCTTCTGTATTTTCAGGTTCAATAATACCATCTTTATATTTTAATATTTCAATTAATTTAACTATATATCCATAGTTTGAAAAACATTTACCAACAATTTGTTTTTCTAAATTTCTTTTTAAATTGTTATAGATATTATTATCCATTTGATGTGGATGTAATATTACCATTGTACTTAATTTTGTATTTATATATGGACTTGTCATAATATCTTAATATATATAGTATATTATATTTTTTTAAGTATTTTTCAATTTTAACGGCAAAAACCATGTTTTTATCATTAAAATTGAAAAGGGATATAAAAAAATATTCTTAAAGTATAAGTATAATATATAAATGACTGAAGAATATGATCATATTGTTTATAGAATTCCATCAAGCAAGGAAGACATATTTAAGTATAAAGAAGAACCTATTTTTTCAACAAGTGTAACATACCCGCAATTTTCATTAGGGTTTCAGCATTTCATACATCAGACAATTAGTGGTGGTTATGGTGTTGATAAAATGAATAAAATGATTGCTGATTTTAAAGGAAAAAAAAAAGTATATTTGATTATGAACAAGTTTGAACGATATATTGATGATTATGACTCAGATATTAATAATATATCTAAAGCTTATTTTGATGTTGAACCAAAGCCAACAATTGTGAATAAATCTTTTTATAAATTATGGGAATTGTACTTCATGTTTGATCTAATCGACCTAAAAAAAGATAAATTTACAACAGTTTGTTTAGATGACGAAGCCGGAGCATTATTACAATCAGTGTTATTATTTCGTGATAAATTTTCAAATAAAGGATTATCAAAAAATGATAAATATTATCTAATTGACACGGAATACGAAGGAATTAAGAAATCAGAAAAAACAAATAAAGCCATTTTAGACTATTATAAAAAAGAAAAACCTTTACGAGTTATTAATCAAACGACACTTCCAAAAGAAAAAGCAACATTGATTATTGCTAATGGAAAGTATAAGTTACCTAATAGGATTTTGTATGAACAGGAAACATTTAGAATTTTATTAGAACAATTATTAAATACTCTGAAAATACAAGAAAAAAACGGAAGTTTTATTATTAAAATATATGAATCTTTTACAAATCTATTATTAAAATATGTTATTATGTTAACAAATTTATATGACGATGTACATATTGTAAAACCATTAGCAAGTAGTTTTGCAAATATGGAAAAGTATATTGTATGTCAAGGATTTAAAGATCCAAAAACTAAAGCAAAAATAATAGATCAAATTGAAAATATTCTACAATTAACTAAAAAAAATAGTAACATTAATATTGTTGATTATTTCACAGAATATAATATTGAAAGTGAATTAAAAAACACATTTATCAAGTTAAATACTGAAATATCTAATAATCAATTTACTATTGTTAACTCTATGATCGAATTTGTAAGCAAACAAAATTATCGCGGTGAAGAATATAACAAAAGACGACAACTACAAATTAACGCTACAAAATATTGGTTAGATAATTTCTTTCCATCAAATAAAGAAATTACAGAAAAACATAAAAAAATGATGGAGTTAACAAATACCATTGCAATAAAAAATAGTAAAAAAGTTACAGAATTTATGAAAAGACTTGATAATTAATTATTCTTTTTCTTCTTTCCATATTTAACATCTTTTTCATTTATTTCACCGGATGCAATTTTATTCATTAAATCAGGAGGTAAGAATTTAGTTAGATATGATCCGACTTCTTTTTCACCATCCTCAAAAGATTTTTTACCAGAATTGATATTATTAATAACACTTAACATTTTGAAAAGTGGAGTAATATCTTCCCCAGATAAAACCATTCTAAAAATACTATAATATCTATCGGCAAATTCTTGAAATTTTTCTTCCATTGTTTGTTCGAATAAAGGAATATTGGCTTTTTTAATTAACTGCATTTCATCTGTATTCATACATTCTAAAATTTTGATAACATTGTCTAATATTACATCAGCATTTGGTAAAACATCAGGTATACCTCCAGATGAAGGATCATATACTATAGTATGGGAATCACTAGGAACGTTTTCTGATACGATCTTTTGTTCTTTGATATCGAAGTTATTCATAATATTAATTTATATAAACAAATCTTTAAGTTATTTAAAATATATTGCTATAATTTTATTTTGATATACCTTCGAATTGACAATTGTATAATATGAAGCTATATTAATATCATCATAATCACATACTAATTCTTTTAGATTTTCAAAATAATCTATTTTTTTAATCTTGTTATTATAACAGTGAATTGTATCAATTTTATGAACATTAGATATTGTAGTTATTTGATTATTACTACAATACAATTCCCGTACTCCCATATAATTACATATTTTTGTAATATAATTCTTATCACATTCTATAATTTCAATATTAGGAAATGGA